CTGGCAGAGACAGCCAGCGGAGAACGCGGCGCCACCTTCGGCCTTGGTCAAGTTAACCTGGGCGAGCGTGTGCGTGTGGCCGTGGATGAGAGCGCCTCCCCGGTCAGCGTAGTGCTTACCTTGCTCTGCGGTGGCGTTCAGGCCGTGCGCGTAACCGTGGATGAAGGCCACAGGCCCGAGACGGTAGACACCCTTCTCAGCGTGGTAGGGCAGGATGGTCTTGGCTCCGCAGCTCTTCGCGGCGGTCTTGATGCGGGCCTCGAGGTCGGCGCAATAGTCGCGGACGATAGCCGAGCCGGACGTGTGCTGAAGCGCCACGGTGCGGTGCTCATGGTTGCCCATCAGGTAGACGGTGGGCTTGGTGCGGGCTAGGAAGTCCTCTCCGCCCTGGATGTCAGCCATGAGTGACTCGGCACCTTCAGCGTCGTTGCCTACGCCACGGCGAAGCGATCGGAAGTCAAAGCAGTCGCCGAGGTGTACGCGTACGGTCGGCTTGTAGTCCTTGATGAACTCGCAGAGGGCGTCGGTAGCCTCATCGTCGGCCATGTCTCCGTGGTTATCACCAAAGGCTACGAAGCGGGTCGGGGTGCTCATTTGGTGTTTAGGTGAGGGATGGGCTGGCCGGAGTCGAAGGCCGCGAGCATCTCGTCACGGCGCTTGCGGGCCGTCAGGAGGTCGTGGCCGATGTTCTCGACGATGTCGGTGCCGCGACGACGCAGCCGAAACCAGTAGCAGTCGCCCAGGCGTTGCAGGTGATGGTTAGGGTTGTCGGTGATGACGCGGTCCGACTTGCGGTGACCTTTGCTGACCGTGTACTTCGGGCAGGCCAGCAGGAAGGCGACGCGATCAGGGGATAGGCCGACCTTGCGGGCCCATGCCACCGTCTCGAGGGTTAGAGCCTCCATGACTTGGCGAGGATGCGTCCTTCGGACATGATTTGCTGCCGAGCGTTTGGCTTAAAGATGTACTCTTGGTCGAAGGAGTGCGAGGCGCGTATCTCGGCGATGCTGTCCAGCTCCTCGTCGTTGGCGGGGCCGACCCCAGCGGTCGACACGTAGACCGTGCGGACCTTCCAGCCCTTCTCCCAGAGGATGTCCTGACAGACCCGCAGCTCATTGATGTAGCGCCAGTCGGAGCAGACCACGGTCTCGGGGCTGACCTGATCATGGTGCTTCATCACCGGGCACCAGTTGGCGAAGTGTCGGGCGAAGACGTCTTTGTCTAGTCGCCGTGCGAAGCGACCCATGGCAACCAGGGCATCGCGGTTCTCGCACTTAAAGTCCTCGGCCATGAAGTTGCCGTCGAGGCCGAGGTAATCCATGAAGTGATTGCCGGCCTCCTTCAGCGCGTCGGCAAAGTTGATGTGCTCGGCAGGTCGGGTCGACCACTCCAGCAGGCCAGAGGCAAGCGTGTCCTTCCCTGCCCGGGCAAACCCACTAATCAGGACGAGCGTCGGGGCGGCCATCGGCGGGGGTGTTTCGGTCATGGCCGTTTAGAAGGGAGGAGCGTCGGGGAGGGTGTCGGCCACGGTCGGCTTCTGGGAGCCCTTGGGGTAGGTCATCTTGTATTTGAACTGCGGGCGTCCGTTGTACTCGCCATTGGCTTCGCACTCCACACCGACGAGGATGGTCTGGCCGCAGGCGGGCTCGAGGTACTGGAGGTACTCGGCAGCCGTAGCGTCGAGCCTGATCTCCTCGGTGAACTTGCCGGAGTACTTGCCGACGAGCATGGCGAGCGCCTTGCCGTACTTGGAGGAGAAGTTCTTTGACAGGCAGAAGCCCTTGTCGTCGACGAAGAAGAGGCGGGCGGAGCAGGTGCCGTCCTCCCAGACCTTGACCTTCTCGAACTTGGGCTTGATGAGCTTCAGGCGGTAGGTGCCGTTGGTCGAGATGGAGGTGAGCGGAGGGCGGTCGTTGTTTTCGGTGGTCATGTTATTTTGTATTAGGCAAAGGTGATGGCGGTGGAGGTGGACGCAGAGGGCTTAATGTCGATGACCTGGACCTCGTCACCGTAGGCTGGCCACTCGCCGAGGGTCGTGCACTCGCGGTAGGCTTGCAGCGCCTTCTCGAAGTCGGAGCAGGCGTAGGACATCAGCTCGGGGCCAATCTCCACCCATGCCGTAGCGTAGGGAGGGGCCTTCTCGACAAAGAGAAAGCGGAAGCCAAGCACGCGGCGCTCAAAGGCGGTCTCAAAGCACAGGCGGTAGAAGTAGGCTTGGAGGTTGTAACGGTAAGCCCGGATAGACTTTAGGATGCCAGCAGGGGACGCGTCCTCGGTGGTCTTCAGGTCGTAGAGGTAGCCGTCGGTGCCCACGCCGTCGATGGCGCACTTGAGTTGGACGCCGCAGTGATCCGTGGTGAACATGAACTCGGTCATCTCAAAGGTGACGCCCATACGCTCTAGGGCGTGCTTGGCGGCTGACGCGATGATGTGGCACTCGCAGGACTCTTCGGCGCTGACGACCGTCATACCGGGCTTGAGGGAGGACTGGAAGGCTTCGTAGGTGGCCTTGCCGTCCTTGGTGCGGCGGTCGCACTCAGGGGCCGTGACGAACTTCTCGTTCAGCAGTTCAGGCTGGAGCACGGCGCAGTGGATGAGCGAGCCCATGCGGAGGGCCTTGGTCTCCTCGCGCTCCTGGTTGAGGTAGGCTTGGTAGTGGGCCGGGGACTTCAGCAGCTCTTTGGAGCCACTGTAGTTCAGCGCCTGGATGCCGTCATAGAGGACGCGGTGGGTGATCGGTTCGGGTGGGATACGCATGGGTGTGGTCGTGGTGTGTTATTGGGTTGTGGTGGAAATTAGAGGGCGTCGTCGTCGGGGTTGGCTCCCTCGACGCTGGCCGAGATGCGGCGCACATCTTCCAGCGCTGCTTCGGCGGCGTTCTCCATGGCCTCCAGCGTATTGCGGAGGACGCGGAGCTGAACGACGAGGACGTGCACGCGGTCGTGCAGCGGTTTAACCTGGGCGGCTTCGTCAGCCGTCTCGATGTGATCCGTGAAGACCTGTAGCTCAGTGATCGCCGAGCGGTTTAAATCCGACAGCGTGATGATGTCGGCGTCGTGCTGTTCATAACGTCCGGCGATGTGCTGAACGGTGGCTAACGAGCCCGTGATGTTTTCCACGAGGCGCTTGATATTTTCGCGGTTGGTCATCGGTTAAAAGCAAGTTCCTTTATCTCTCCGTTTGGGGCAAGCGTGAAAAAGCGGACTTGTGATCGGGCAAGCGACGGGTGGGTCTTGCGCTTCCAGAGGCCGAGGTCGGAGAGGTAGTCGGCGTGCTTGCGGGCGGTCATCTCAACGTAGGGGTAACCGTCGAGGAGCAGGAGCAGGGCGTATTGGCCTTTGACGGTGCGGGCGATGCGTTCGATGCCGGCGGGGACAGGGCTACTCATTGGCCGGTCTTAGCGTTCTGCCACTTAGCCAGGGATGCGGTCATTACGGCGCGGGAGATTTGGCAGGTGATCATGTCCGACCCGAGTATGTCTTCCATGACGCGGGCGAGTTGGTTCCCAGAGTGGCGGAGTTCGCTGATGGTCTGTGACTGGTTCTCGCTGCGGGCCTCAGCGCTGCGGCAAGCCTTCATCCAGAAGTCCTCGTTTGTGTCAGGCATGGTTGCGGGCTTCCTGCCATTCCTCGATAGCCTCAATCAGGGCGTCGGCGTCGATGCGCTGGGCGTGGCGGACGCAGTACCAGAGTTCGTCGCCGGCCTCGCGCATACCTTCGAGGCGTTCCTCGAGCTGCTTGATGCGGGCGTCCTTAGCCGCGAGGAGGTTCTGGCCGTGCATGGCACCCATTGCGGCAGAGATGGGGTCGAAGGGGTTGAAGTCAGGCTGGCTCATTTGGTGAGGGGGCGAGGGGTGGGGGAGGCTCCGCCTAGGATAGACTGCGAAGTGGGCGCAGAACGGAAACTAGAGGCCGCCACGGCACCGTCGTCGTCAAGGTCTACGGAGATGCCGCAAGCCGTCTGGATGGACTGCCGGCGGATGTAGGTGATGGCGCCGCCAATCTTCTGGGCGTCCAGACCCTCGGCCTTGACCATCAGGCGACCAAAGTCGAAGCGCTCACCCGAGGCGTGAAGAAAAGCGGTGTTGATGCCGACCTTACCTTCTTCGCTGACGAGCGTCTGGATCAGAGCCAGGTTGTGACGCAGGAGGACGGGCTTGATGGCGTCCAGCAGCGCGTCGAGGGAGACGTAGCGGTTCTTGAAGCCGGGGTTTACTTTGTTGGCCTTGACGTTGTCGAGCTCTGCGAGAGCGGCGACTAGGTCGGCGGTGGGGGTTTGGGTCTTGGGCGTGGTGCTCATGGTGGGAAATTATTTGGCGTCGGTGGACTTGGTGACTTCACCGGCCTTGATGGTGGCCTCGATGTCAGCCAGGGACATCCGGGTGTAGTCGGGGACGAACAAGTTGTAGTACGTCACGCCATTGCGGACGGTCGGGGTCAGGAGGCGGGCGACCTTCTGATCAGGTAATACGATGTATGACGAGTCGGCGATGATGCGGTACTCGGTCGGGAGTTTGGTGTCTTTCTTCATTAGGTTGGGTGAGTTTACAAAAGGGAGGGTTTGGCTGAGTTATGTTAACTCAGTTAATGGCACGGCGGGAGGCGGAGTCAAAGATGAGGAGGGCGTCGGCGTTCCAGAGGGTGACGTCGACGGTAGGGAA